GCCAGTAATACATGCGGTAGATGGTTCCGGTCCCAGGTACGGCAGTGCTGATATGCTTGGAATACCCCATGCCCACCGTAAGATGACCGTCCGCTGTATCCATGTTGGCGCAGTCGGCCGTGAACCCAGGCGGGAGCTTGTTCTCCGATACGGCCTGGTTGATGCCCAGGAACGAATCGATTACATACGACTGGATCATCAGAACCACCTCGCGTTTTTGATGTCATAGGTGTTGATTTCCCCCAGTGTTTTCTTGGCTTCCTTCAGCATGGCGCGGTATTCCTGGTAGAACATGTCCGACCGTCTCTGCATAGTCGGATCGGCCGTCATGTGCTCGCGGTAGATGATGTACGGAACCAGAATCCTGTGCAGGTATGCCGGGATTCCGGGAGTATCGATATCTTCGGCCATGTCCGGCGGAAGGTACCGGTATTCGACTTCCACTTCACCATCCGTTCCGACGTTAATGTGGTCACTGTCTGGTCCCAGGACGAACGTGAGCTCGCTTCCGTTCTGCTTAACACTGACCACCTTGACGCATGTACTGGACAAATCGTTGATATCGATCTGCTGATCCTCGGCGGTTATCGTTTCCGTCTTCCGTAGCTGAAGGTAATCGGCCACAGCTTTCGCGCCGTCGTTTGCAAAGATGGTCAACTTATCCCGCCAGGCTTCCATGCTTTGTGCATCAGTGGACCGGCCCATCGTAGTCAGCGCCTGGGTGATGATCGATACCAGAGTCATGCTTCACCTCATTACATGGTCCCCAGGTTGATATGGTCGACCAGTTCTTTCTCTCGCTTTGATTTGATTTCCTGCATCCGTGCGCTACTGCGAATTACTTCCGCCAAAGGTGCCGGGACTTCGATCAGTTCGCCCTTCGGGAACTTGTAGTCGACGCCGTTGATGCATCCGCGCCACATCGGGTCTCTCTCGTCCGGCGCGATGAATACGGTTACCTTCTCGGCTCGTTCGATCGCTTTCTTGGTGTTCATCTCGATATCTTTAAAGGAAGATTCGGATACGACAGGTTCTTTTTTCTTGGTTGCCATAGTGGTATTTATCCCCCATTTAGAATAATTTGGGGGGCCGTTAAGCCCCCCCATGTCTAACCGTTAATGCAGGTTAGGAAGCAGTCGCGCCATGCTCAACACGGACAATCCAGTCAGAGTTGAGAATCTTGGCGGTGTAGGCGTCCACCTTGGCCGCGACGGTGCATCTCTGATCGAGCGGATCAGCAGTACCGGCACTGCCAGGCTGTTTGATGATGGTGTGCAGGTTTCCGCCGCCTTCGATGTCGATCGTGCCATAGGCGTCTCTCCCGAAGATCAGCGTGGCGTACACGTCGGTGCCGGCCTTGGTGCTTGCATCGAGCGCGCCGGCATCCTTGGAATAGACGATGTCGTTCGCGGACAGCGAGACAGAGGAAGACAGCTTGACGGTCTTGGTCGCCGGCGTATAGGAACCGGACGATGCCAGGGTGTAGTCGTTCGAGCCGATGCTGATCGGATTGCCGCCCGTGGACAGGTATGCAATTTCCTCATCGGTCGGGTCGTTCTTCAGCACGAACGTGGCGCTTGAAGACGTGTTCGCATTGACCGCATTGAGGACAGCCTGCTTGAAGATTTTCGCTTCCGTAGACTCGACCACGACGACCCCAAAGATACGGCCGATCTCGCCGGAATAAATCTGCTCGGCGTTGCTGTACTTGGAAACGTCCTGCCATACGCTGTCGCTCTGAAGATCGAAAACGGTGTCCGGTCCGACGATCGCGATGAAGTGATCGCGTCCGCCCTGGCGGTTGAACATCTTGGCCTTCTTCTTTTTCAATGTCCTCACGGCGCGGCGAATCTCGGTCGTGTCGAGCTTATCCGTTGCCGCGATCGTTCCGCGGGCCGTGTTGGAGCCGGCGTACTGGACGTTGGTACCGGAACACATTTCGTCGCGGGTGATCCACTCGATTGCGGTACCGACCTGCTCGCCGAGCATATCGGTCGCGCCTTCCATGACGTCATCATAGGAAGAGGTCTTCAGCAGATCGCTGACCTCGACGTATGCACCGTACTGTTTGACGGTCGCGGTCACGTTGGTCTGCGCGAGGTCCTGGCCGGCCGGGGTTACGCCTTCAGTAAGGCCCGGGACCACGAGTTTCGGATCGAACAGGGTCCAACGCCGGAATTCCACCGTTTTACCGTTGTTTTTTGGGATGTGTCTCTTCTGGCCGTAATCTGCGTGTACGAACTTGGTTTTCGCGTTTTCTAGCAAGTTGCGGTCGTAATAGCTCTTGTTAAGGTACGTAGTTGCCGCAGTTGAAATCGTAGTATTGGTTGCCATATTTCACCTCATGAATTATCTGAATTTCTGTCGTCGTTTCTTCTCCGCCAGAAAATCTTCGGTTGAAACCTGGGTCCAATCGGTTTTCGGTGTCACCGGTTGCTGTGGCCTGGTAGACTGCGGGATTGCCTTCCTGGCTTTGAGCTTCTCGGCAACGTCGAGCTCGGCATTGTTCGCCTTCTGTTCGGCAACGTACACCCGGATCGCGGCCTTCGCGGGCATCTCCTGGAGTAGGTCCAGGAACACCGGGTCGGCGTAGGCTTTCGCTTCGTCGAACCCATCCGGTTTGGGTGCCGCCTTCACATCAGCGACAATGCGATCGATATCGGACCGGCTTTCCTCAACTTCCTGTCGAACTTCTTCCCCGTAGAGTTTCTTGGCCATCCCGACCGATATACTTTCCCGTTTGGCGATCGCCTTGAGGAAATTGTCCGTCGCTTCTTTGATGGCGTCCTCTGCGGTTAGGTCCTTGTTGGTCATGAGATCGTCGGCCATCAGCTTCCCCAGTTTGCGGTACGGGTCGTCGTTCAGTTTCCTCTCGTACTCCTGGCGGGCCTGTTCCCGAATTCGGGTCTTCTCGAGTCCGATCGCTCTATTGACCTTGTCCTGGTCCGTCTGCGGGTTGTCGACACCCTTGCCGGTCTCTTCCGGCTCGACCTTTTGCTCGTCGGATTCCTGTACTTCTTCGCCTACAGGATCAGCAGGTTCCACCTCGTCGACAGGTGGTTCTTCCGGGCCAAACGAAAATACATTCGCCGGTACGGGAGTTTCGACCGTTTCTTCCATGTATCCCCCTTATTGAACTGCCGTTACGGGCGCAGACCCCGATATTGCCGCATTACTCGGCTGTGCCGGTTGCGGAAGATTAGCTATTTCCTCGTCCATCGCCGCCTGTTCTTCCTGGGCTTGCATCATGGCCATTTCTTCGGGTGACGGGCCCTGCTGTGCGTTCTTGGTGAGAAGCTGTTCCTTGCCTTCAAACACCATGAGCTCGACGGCCTGTTCCGGCGTGATGATGCCGTACTGGACCATCTGCAACATCAATTCGTTATGCGCGGTCGTAACAAAACGATTCTCGCGCTCGATCTTGATCGAGATCATGAACTCGATCGGCACGTTGTTCCCGATCGCACTCTCGCGTTCCATGATCGCGGACTCGAACGTGGCGGTGTACTGCTGTCCGTCCTTGATCAGCATGACTTCCCTGGGTAACACATTGAATTCCCGCTCGAACTCGATCTCGTACCGGACCGCGGTCTTGTAGTCTTCCCACAGCGACATGGCGATCATCCTGGTGCGCTTCGAGCTCATCTCCTGCAACGCCGCGATCGCGGACGCCGCAGTGACGCCGGACGCCGTATTGCCGCGCGAGAAATCGTTCGCGCCGCTTTCGTCTCTCAGCGTCTGCCGCATGTTCTGGGATTCTGCGATGATGTACTGCGGAAGCGGTGGCGTCGGGAACCAGGTAAGGCCGTTAAGGTTGTCGCCTTCGTGGACGTCTTTACTCCAGTCCATAAGGTCCCAGGTGTCGAACCCGGACGAGCTCGTGTTTAACAGCTTGTTGTGGGCGGACAGCGTCGCGTTCTTCAACACGATCTGGTCCAACTTGTCGGAATACTTCTGAATGTCCCCGAACAGGTCCGGTATGCCGTAGCCCAGGCAGGAGTTCTTCCGGCGGAACAGCGGCGTGATCACGAACGGGTAAAGACCCATGCTGAAGTACCCGTCGGGCTTTTCGTCCCGTGAATCCGCCAGTAACTGACGGCCGGCCATCTGCGCCATGTGAACGGCCCAGTGCCCGTCGTCGCCTTCCTGGACCCACTCCTTGAACCAACATTCGATCATCAGCACGGACTTGGTCTGGTCGTAGGTGAGCTCGCTGTCTTCCTTGAGCGAGAACGTATCCGACGCAAACTGGCCGGCGTGATCCGGGTACCGGGAATTAAGGTAGTCCAACGTCTGCGGCATGATCTTGAACACGGCCCTGCCTACTTGCAAATCGGTCACCTGCGGATCGAACAGTACATTGTGGTTGCTGACGTATCTAATGAAGGCGGACCCGATCCCGTTGTTCGCGGTCGCATCGTACCCGACTTCCTGGACGCCGTAGCCGCCGGACAGGATGTCGTGCACAACGAACATGTATTCCTTCCGGTAGTTGGACGCGTCATGGTTCTGCCGTATCAGCGCACCCACGATGTCCGCGACGGTCTGATCCTGCGGGCTCTCGGGCTGTACGATCGCCTGGGGATAGTTGTCAGCCAGGTCGGCCTTCATATTCTCGATCGTCGAGTTGATCGCCGGCGTCATGGGCTTCGGCAGGTTGTCGTCATCGGTCTGCATGTCGTCCCAGTGCTCACCCAAATAGAACCGCTCGTTGCGTTCCAGACGGCTCCATTCGCTTTCGTATGCGTTCTTGAACTCGTCGAAAAGCGTGTACGCGGCGGACACGAAATCGTCCCCTGTAAGGGTGCCTAGTTGGTCTTTTACATCTGCCATGAATATTTCTCCTTACAATTCAAAAAAACCGCTCTGGCGGCGTTTATTCGTCTCAAACGGGCTATAGGGAATGACCTTCCGCTCGGGCTTCGGCCGGTATGGTGACGGCCGGCTCATGCAGAAGTACCGCAACGATTCGCACCAGTGATCCGGGAGTCCGTCGGCCACGTCTTCCACGTTGTGATCGTCGTACACCATGAGCGGGATCGTCCTTATCAATTCCAGGCACGTCTCGAATATCTGGATCGACGGCGTACCATCCGGTGCATCGGCCAGGAACTCCCGCACCCGGTTCCATCCGATGATGCGGTTGTTGTCGGCGCGGCTGACGGGACAACCGTTTCGGGCGAACGTCTCAGCGATCGATTCGCCTTCGATGTCGGTAGCCCCGCGCCTTTGCCACATATCGGGGGACGCGACCGTGTATGCGATGTTTTCGTCCTTCGACAGGTCAACGATCCGCCTGGCCACATCACGCGCCAGGGTCTCCCGAAGCGTCAGTTCACGATACACATAGCACCTTGAATCGGGTCCTATCGCGTACCAGAATATGGCGCACGGATCGTTGTAGCCCCAGTCTATGGACCGGACGCGCTTCCACCCATCCGGAATCTGGAATGGTCTGATCACATGCTTCTCACGCGAGAATTCGCTGAAGTACTGGCCCTGGAACACGTCCCACGATCCGTACAGCAGGGCCTTTCGTTCATCCGGCGGCAGTGCTTCCAGGCGGGCGACGTAGTCCGGGTCCGTTTCCATGAGGAACGTGTTGTCCTGTACCCTTGCCGGGATGAAGCGCCGGTTCCCGGTCGACGTGATGATCGGCGTCCCTGGCGGTGCAGGATCGACGAACCGGGCCCGCACCCATCCGTGGCCGATGTTTCCCGGGTTGGTGGAGCTCTTGATCTGCTTCGGGTAGCTGTTCGCACCGCGGCACCGGCTGATCAGATAGGTGTATACGAACTCGGGGAAGTGGGTGAGCTCGTCGAATCGGATCGTGTCGTACTGGGCCGACTGGTACTGATACACGTCTGATTCCGTGTTCACATAGCCGAAGTCGATCACCGATCCATTGATGAACGTGTAGGTATGCTTCGATCCGTTGTACTCGGCCAGGTCCTGCCGGTACAGGTCCCTGGACACGCGGATCAGCGATCGTTCCAGGTCCGGGAATGTCCGGCGCAGGATAAGCTGTTGGCTCCTGGGATACTTCAGCGCGTACAGGTAGGCGTCGATCAGTTGGCCGTAGCTTTTCCCACCGCCGGCCGCACCGCCGTACAGCACTTCAAATTCCGTGGCGCTGATGAACTCCTGCTGTTTCCTGGTGATGGTCAGATCGATCGGTTGCACGTCAGTCCTTCACCTGGATATTGACCTTGAGCTCATTCGCGGTCCCTACCAGGAGCTCATCCGCGGCTTTCTCACCGATCGTATCCCGGATCACCTCGAACGCCTTGGTCACCGATCCGGCCCGGTTCCCGGCCATAGCTTCACGCACCAGGGCCGTACACATGCGATCCTGGACGTCTGGATCGGAAAGGATAACCAGGAGCTCTTCCCGTAACGTCCGCCGGCGTCGCCTGGCTTCACCGGATTTGAGTCCACCCTGCTTTCCTCTATCTCTTGCTTCCTTCTTGGTCCTTACTGGCTGAAGGTTCTCATCATTCATATCGTCACCCCATTTAATAGGTAAGAAAGGCCCACTTCGGAATTGCACCGACGCGCCAGGGGATAGGCGGCGCGGATCACTTACTGTCAGCGGGCCAGGTCCTCTTCATATGAAAAGGCCCCCGGGGGAAAGGATTACCCCGGAAGCCTATTCAGAAAGGAGTATACGCAATGAAGACCACCGCATTGCACGGTACCACCATACCACAGAAATCGGGACATAAAAGGCCATGACCTCTTCCCTGGTAAATTATGAACAATTTGTAAACTTTTACCGGAAAGGGGTAAAGATTTCCCCGTTTCTACATATTCCATGCTATGATGTAGACCTAGACTGACAGTATATGAAAGGATGGTATTGATTATGAAGAACACAGTAAGGATTTACGGTAAGGTCATCAACACCTGGCAACAGTGGGAACCCTACACCTTCAGAGGTGAAGAGCGTCAGCGCCTGGTCAGCTACCAGTACGAACTCCCCTACAAGGAATTCGATCAGAACGGCGACCTGGTAGCCACCGGATCGGAAGATTTCAGCATCGAACGCATGAACACTCTCTGCGTCAAATGGGTCTACGCCTGGGACGGGGTCAAGCGCAACAAGGGTGGCAAGAAGAGATTCGACGACGAGTGGGAAGTAGTCACCTACACTAAGGGAACCGCCAAAGAGGTCAAGGCCTTCTACCTTTCCTTCAAGTATCCGAAGGCCGTCGAGTTCGATCTCCGATAACAAGCCGAAACCCCTTCGGGGGGTCTGGCCGGGACGGCCACCCGGTCACTGATGATGGCAAGCCACACAGAACACGCTGAAAGGAGTCAACAATGAAGGTTACAGGGTTTTATCAGATGATCAGCAAGGAAGGCGAGATCAAGCGCTACCGCGGCATTTCCTTTGAAAGCACCGAGAAGAAGTTCAGCGACGGCAAAGTGATCTGGCAGAAGGTCGGCAAGGACGGGTCAAGGCACAACGTATTCTGCGAACAGTTTATCCCCGACGTGCCGTGGCTCCCCAGGGGCAAGTGGTTCATCGAAGTAGACGCCGGGTGGGTCCTCCAAGAGTATCCGACACTGAAGGTCGAGACCGAGAGGAGCAAGTCCATGACCGATAAGGAATACACAGACTGGCTGAGCAAATCCTTCAATGACAGATACCAGGCAAACATCGATAAGCTCCTCGCCAAATAAGCCGAAACGCCCGGTCCGGGCGTCTATCCAGGACGGCAACCTGGGTACTGAAGATGGCAAGCCAGAAAGGATACACAATGAAGACTGAAGCTTACGATTTCTCCTGGTTGACCCTTAGGGCCAGGTATTCCCTTATCCGCAACGCCGAGTCCATCCACCTCGATCCGTTCGTCCTGGACGAGCTCAAGCGCAACGTCCGCAAGGCCACCCACAAACACGAGCCCAATCTGAACCTCAGCATGGTCTCGATCGATCACTTCTATATGGATACCAGGGCGAAGGATGTCGCAGTCGTTAACGACGCCGGCCTGGACGGGTACACCGTGAAGCTGACCCTTCCCGATAGCGTTTCCTCTATGAAGGAAGCTGAGGATTGGTTCCGCCGGTACGAATACATCGAGTTCCCGGACGTTGACTTTGACTGCTCGGGTCTGAGCTACACGGCATACTACCGGATTTTCAAGGTCCGCGATCAGTTCGTCGCCTACCACACCGTCCGCTTCGATAACTAAGTAGAATCTGCCGAGCCCGGGCGGCATAAATCCCGGGCAGAAAGGAATAGCACATGAAAAGCAACATCACCGTCAACATCGTACTGGACACCACATCCCGCAAAGTTACCGACATGGACATCGTCGAAGGTTCTTTCCACAGAATCGAGTTCGTGCTTGAAGGTGTCGACGACCCGCTCACGATCCGGGAAGCAATCAACTACATTCAGCTTGAACTGGAAGACATGGCCCGGGTCAAATGATAAGATAGGAAGAAGGGGGTGATCGTATGGCCACAGAAGCTCGGAAGCGCGCTAACAAGAAATACCGGGACAAGGCCCGGGTCCAACTCAATCTCAATCTGAACGCATTCACGGACGCGGACATCCTGGAGTGGCTGTCCGAGCAGGATAACAAGCAGGGGATCATAAAGGAACTGATCCGAAAGCGCATCAAGGAAGAGACCGGGGAATAATCCCCGGTCTTTCATTTAGTCAGTATGTACTCCCCCAGGTCCACGACGGCCTTTGCTTCATACCTCTTTACCTGCCGTTCCGAGTAGTACGTCTCCTCTCCGATCCGGACGTAGGACATCCCCATCCGATAATGCATGTCTATGATCCGCCGCTGTTGTACATCCAGGTTCTGCATCGCGATCTCGATCGATTTTGCGAACTCGATCTCGCTGATGATCTCCTGCTCGATAAGATCGGCCATGCCTTCGTACTTTTCACGAAGGTATGCCAGGCGTTCTGCCGCCCTTGCTGTCGGATCGCCGACCTTCCCGGACCCGGGCATCCCGGTCAGCGGGCTCCCGTGTACATCTGTGGCGCTTTCGATCAGCGCCAGGTAATCGTGCCGCTGTTTCTGTAGCCTGGCACAGGTTACCGTTGTCTTCCCCCATCTCCACAAAAGCCGGCGGATATGCCGCTTCGTCTCACTGGTCATTTTCCTCTCCGATTCGTACATAGTACTCGATGTCGGCCCCGCATGCGTTGCAGTGACAGGCATGCACGATCCCGATCCCTTCCATACCGTAGTCAGAGAAATCGAAATCCGAGTCCCAGGATACGGCCATCTCACCGCAGTGAAAGCACTGGTACAGCCCGTGGTTGCTTTCCTGGAGCCATTCCATGGCGCATTCCGTGCAGTTCCCGTGATGCCGCTCACAGGCCGGGATCGTGCAGTGCTTCTTACCGATCACGCCCATCCTGGCGATCTGCTCGTCCGTGCTCGATCTGATTCTGTCCCCGTTCGTCATGTCGTACCTACCATTTCAGCCCCGCAATTCG